CACATCTCCAAGGGCGAGGTCGAGTCCAAAGGCGCGCTCGAGCGCATGTTCGCCGTGATGCGCGCGATGAACGCCGGCGCCGCCCGCGAGATGATGGAGACCTGGCCTGGCCTGCTTTCCCGTCTCAAGACGGAGTGGCAGCTCTTCGCCGACCAGGTCGCGAAGAACGAGTTCATGCCCGCGATCAAGCAGGTCGCCGAAGACATCATCCGGCTACTTCAGTCCACCGAGGCACAACAGTTCGCGGTCGACTTTGGCCGCTCCCTCGCCACCGCGGTCGATTTTCTGCGCTCGATGGCGCAGGCGCTTCGCGAAAACTGGGAGCTAATCAAGACGGTCGCCACGGTCGCTGCGACCGCTTGGGGCATCTCCAAGGTCTACGAAATGACCCGGGCGATTCAGAGCTTCACGACGCACCTGGCTGGCCCGTATCGTCAGGCGCTTGACCAGGCCCGCGTGCAGCACCAGGCTATCTACCAGGAGAAAGCCCGGGCGATGATGCAGGCTCTCAACCAGGAGCTCGCCGCCGCGGCCGCCCTGAAGACCGCCGAGACCGAACTTTCCCGCATGCGCGCAGCGGAGGTATCGGCAGCCATCTCGAAGCGCCAGGCACTTCTGCTCGTCCAGAGCCAGGAAGTCATCGCTGCGCAAGCGCATGTCAACGCCCTGCGTGCACAGCATGCGGCGCTCGCCGCCCATACCGCCCGAGTCGCGGAGTCCGTGGTCGCGGTCGAGCGACTGGGCATTGCCACCCGGGCCGCAACGATGGCGAAGACCGCGTTCCAGGGCATCGTCGCGGCACTTGGCGGCCCCATCGGGGTTGCGATCACGGCACTCTCCATGCTCGCCATGTGGTTCGCGACCGCCGAAAGCGCCGCGGACAAGGCCCGTGCGGCGCTCGAGCGTTTCGACCGTGCCAAGCTCGGCATGTCGACGCGCGATGATCTGGCGAAGGACCAAGCCGCGCTGAACGAGTTGCTCAAGCAACGTGCCGACATGGAATTTGCCCGCGACCAGGCGGCCGGCATGAGCGACGAGAAGAGCATGACGGCCTACCAGGCGGAGATCGACCGGATCAATGCCCTCATCGCTCAGAAGGAACAGGCGATCAAGCTGCACCGCGAGAACGTCCAGCGTTCGAGTGTGGACGCGGAATTCGCGCTGCTCGAGCGCACCAGCGACAAGCGCATTCAGGAGATTCAGCGACTCAATAACGCCGAGACGCAGGCGATCAACAACGCCTTCGCGCAGAAGATCGAGAACGCCAAGGGCAACCAGAAGCAGATCGAGGAGCTCACCAAGCAGCACGGCGAGGTCCTTCGCGCTCAGCAGGCGAAGAACCTGAAGGCCGAGCGCGATGTGATCGTGAGCCTGCGCACGGATCTCCAGGACGAGCTCAAGACCCGCCTCGCGAAGCCCGACAAGGTCGGTGCCGAGTCGATCAGGCGGCTGATCGACAAATACGAGGAGCGGCTCAACGTCCTCAACCAAGAGATGATCCGCGCCGGCCTGATCGGCACGAAGACCCCGCTCATCTCTAAGAAGAGCGACAAAGAGACCGCCGCGACCGCTGACCCGCTCGTGCGTGCGCTCGAGAAGGCGCGCGGGGACGCGATCGTAGCCCTCGACCGCGTCACCGAGATTGAAGAAGACACCCGCAGCTTCGAGACCATCAAGGCGCGTGTCATGCGTCAGATCGAGGCAGCGCGTAAGGCCGGCGAGTTCAACTTCAAACGAGGCAAGGAGCTCGTCGACCGCAGCAAGGGCAGCTTTGCCGATCTCCCCGAGGCCGATCGCCGGATGCTCGAGGAGAAGGCCAACCTCCAAGCCAGCACGGAGCTCTACAAAGAGCGCGCGAAGGCAATGTCGGCTGCCAACGTGCTACTCGCGGACAAGTCGCTCGAGGCGGCCCAGGCAATGCGTCAGCTCGATGCAGACCAGGCGAAGCTGCCGCCCGCGTTCGCCAACCTGGAGCAGCGGTTTGCCTCCCTGCGGGCGGTGCTCGCCGGCGATAACGACGCACTGCAGGAATTCAACCGCAAGGTCTCCGACATCCTCGGCAAGCAGGCCACGGTCGAGTCGGTCGGCGTGACGACCAAGCTCCTGCAGAAGAACGAGGAAGTCCAGGCGCAACTCTTCGACACCGAGGAGCAGCGTCGGGAGGCGTCCTATCGCGCCGAGCGTCGTAAGGCGGACCAGGAATTCCGCATGATGGAGCAACTGCTCGAGACCCGTATCCGCTTCAATGAGATGTATCTCATCGAGGACACGGCGCTCATCCGCTCGCTCGAGCAACTCCGGGTCTCGTTCTACGAGAACACCCGCCTGATGGCGGAGAAGCATGCACGGGATATGGAAACCCCTCTGCAGCGGCTCAACCGCGATTGGCAGGACGTGACCAAGCAGATGCAGGACGCGACCGCGCGCTGGGCGCAGAGTGGCGTCGACGCCATCGTGCAGTTCGTGAAGACCGGCAAGATGAACTTCAAGAGCCTGGTCGACTCGATCATCACGGATCTGCTGCGCATCCAGATCCAGAAGAACGTGGTCGGGCCGCTGTCGGGCGTGCTCGACCAGCTCGGCAAGGGCCTCGCCGGCGCGATCCTGGGTGGTGGTGCCCCGACCCCGATCGGCGGCGGCGACTATGAATTCGCCAAGGGCGGCATCATGACCCGCTTCGGCGCCGCGCAGATCCAGCGGTATGCCGAGGGTGGCATCGCCAACCGGCCACAAGTCGCGCTCTTCGGTGAGGGCGCGACGCCTGAAGCGTTCGTGCCTCTGCCGGACGGCCGGAACATCCCCGTGAAGATGGACGCGGCGCCCGCCAACGTCCAGGTGAACGTCATCAACCAATCGGGCGTGCCGATGAAAGCCGAACAAGGTCAGCCACGCATGGACGGCAAGCAGCTCATACTCGATGTGGTCCTCACCGCGGCCAGCACGCCTGGGCCGTTCCGTGAGGGCATGCGCCACGCAGTCGGAGGCTAACGATGCCCACCCCGGTATTTCCGCACACGCTCACGAACGGCAACATGCAGGACGCGAAGAAGCACTCAGTCGAGCTCGAGGACCCGTCCATCTCGACCGAGCTTGAGGGCGGCTACGTCTACTCGCGGGCGCGTCATACGCGCGCCCCGCGGCGCACCTGGACTTCGGGCTTCACCTACATCACGACCGCGGAGAAGTTGCAGCTTGAGACGTTCTGGAACGACGTGCGCGGCGGCTCGGTCATCTTTCAGTGGCGCAACCCGCAGACCGGGACAGACTTCCTGGTTCGGTTCGTCGAAGGGCCGCTGCGCTTCAACTACGTCGGGAACCGCTCCAACCAGCGTTGGGACGTGTCTTTCAAAGTGCAGGAAGCCTAAGTCATCACTGACTATACTTGAACCATGAGCAAGTCGCTTTCGGTCGCATCGGTCATCGAGAAGAACAAGCTCGCGTCAGGGACGCCGTTTCTGGCCGCGCTTGACATCGAGGTGGTGAACCCGTCGACCGGCGTCGTGGCAGAGGTGCTGCACCTGGTCAGGAACTCCGAGGACATCGTCTTCAACGGCGTCACCTACACGGCAATGCCCTTCGACATCGAGCTCAAGGAGGAGGGCGGCGCACAGCAGCAGCTCAACCTTCGCATCAAGGACATCACCCGCGCCATCCAGACCCGCATGCAGGAATACGGTGGCGGGATCGGCTTCAACGTGACCTTCCTCGTGATCCGCGGCGATGCGCTCAACGAGGCGCCCGAGATCATGGAGTTCTTCCAGGTCGTAGGCGCCTCCGCGGCCGAATACGAGGCGAACTTCCAGCTTGGCGCAGAGAACGCGGTCGCACTCACTTTCCCACGGCGCCGGCAGACGAAGGACTTCTGCCAGTGGCGCTACAAGGACCCGGAGACCTGCAAATACGCGGGCGGCATGGCGACGTGCGACCTGACGCTGAACGGCGTGAACGGCTGCGAAGCGCACGAGAATACCCATCGGTTCGGCGCATTCCCAAACATCAACGCGAACGGGATTCGCTATGGCTGACCATAGCGACCTGATCGGCGTTCCCTTCGAGCTCGGCGCCCGCGGCCCGCATGCCTATGACTGCTACGGGTTGCTGCGCGAGGTCATCCGCCGCGAGCAGGGCGTCGAAATCCCGGACTACGAGAGCCCGAAGGACGCCGCGAACATCATCGCACTCTTTGCTGTCGGCGTGAGTATGTGGAAGGAGTGCGGTCGGGAAGCGGGCGCAGCCGCGCTGATCGCCCTGCCGAAGACTCCCGCGTGCCCGACAGGGTCGATGCACTGCGGCTACCTGGTCAACGACCACCAGATCCTTCACACGTCACGGCGCCTGGGTGGCGCCGTGATCGAGCCCATCGAGCACTGGGCGCGGCGCATCAAGGGCTTCTACCGCTATGTCGGAACGTAACCTCAAGCTCCTTCGCATTCTCAACCCGTTCGACCCGCTCGAACGGGAGATCACGGACCTCCCCTGGACCGAGGGGAAGACGCTCGCCGAATATTTCCCGAAGCACATCGTCGCAATGCCGCTCGTGCTTGCGCACAACGGCAAGATCATCCCCGACGAGTTCCGCGCGAAGATCATCCCCGAGCCGGGCGACAGTCTGGTCGTCTGCCCGATCCCGCAAGACGGCGGCGGCGACGGCGGCAAGAACCCGCTCGCGACCATCGCAATGATCGCGGTGGCTGTCGTCGCGCCCTATGCCGCAGGCGCGATGGGCTTCACGGCGGGCACCATCGGCTACTCGCTTGCTGTCGCGGGCATCACGCTCGCCGGCGGCATGCTCGTCAACGCGATCCTGCCACCCAAGCCCCCGAAGCGCCAGGGTGTGACTGGCGGGCAATCACTCGAGTCCTCGCCCTCGTATGGCATCGACGGCCCGAAGAACACGTCGGCCGAAGGCGTGCCTGTCCCGGCGATCTACGGGGAGTTTCGCTTCGGCGGGAACATGATCGCGACGTTCGTCGAGAACAGCGGCAACACGCAGTTCCTCTACATGCTGCTCAACATGGGCGAGGGACCGATCGAGAGCATCACGGACATCGAGATCAACGAACAGCCGATGTCCAACTTCGCAGACGTGCAGACGGAGGTCCGCCTCGGCGACGACGAGCAGGCGATGATCCCCTGGTTCGACGACACGGTGGAGCCGCACAACATCGGCCAGACGATCACCACGTCGTTCATCAACTACAACACCAACCGCGCCGATGTCGACAAGTTCCGCTTGGACATCGTCTTCCCGCAGGGCCTCTACGGCGTAGACCCGCACAGCGGGAACAACTACGCCATGACGGTGCAGCTCCTCGTCGAATACAAGCCCGTCGGTGCCGGCGTCTGGACCTCGCTCGGGACCTTCACCTACACGGAGAACAACCGCAGCACGATCCGTCGGTCGATCTCCAGCCCGCAACTCACGCCCGGCGAATACGACATTCGCATTCGTCGCGTCAACGAACCGACCGCCAATCAATACGAAGTCGATACGGTGCAGATCACGGACGTAAACGAGATCATCCTCGACGACGTGACCTACCCGCACACCGCGCTGCTCGGCGTGCGGATTCGACTCTCCGACCAGCTCAACGGCATCCCGCGCATTACGGCGAAGGTGAAGGGCCGCAAGATCAAGTATTGGGACGGCGCCGCGTGGGTGACCGGCTGGAACGCGAACCCCGCCTGGGTCGTGCTCGACATGATGACCAACAAACGCTTCGGCGGCGGCATGTCGGAGGGTCGCTTCAACCTGGACAAGTTCAAGGAGCTCGCGACCCATTGCACGACGAACAACCTCACGTTCAACGGGGTGTTCGATGTGGGCGGGATGACGCTGTGGGATGCGACGCAGAACGTCCTGCGGGTAGCCCGGGCGCAATGGGTGAACGTCGGCACGCGCTACTCGCTCATGATCGAGAAGGAAGCGACGCCGGTGCAGATGTTCTCGGTCGCGAACATGGTGAAGGGGTCGTTCAAGCAGACCTGGCTCCCCGTCGCAGAGCGCGCCACCGAAATCGACGTGACCTACTTCGACAAGAACGACGGCTACCGGGAGCGCACCGTTCGTGTATGGGATCAGCAGGCGCTCGCCGCCGGCCGCGTGCCGAAGGGCGCGAGCATCGTGCTCTACGGCGTCACCGACGCAGAGCAGGCATATAAGGAGGGGCACCTCCAGCTCAACCTGAACCGCTTCGTCCTGCAGACGGTCGAGTTCGACGCGCCGACCGATGCCATCGGCTGCACGGTCGGCGACCTCATCTACGTCCAACACGACATGCCCCAGTGGGGCTACGCCGGACGCCTGACGGCGGGCAGCACGAGCACGCTCATGCAACTCGACCGACCGGTGCCGTTCGAGAACGGCAGCACCTACAAATTCCTCACCATCTTCGATTCGCTGCAGCGCGCGACCGGGACAGTCGCGAACATCACCGGCACGGCCATCACGCTGAACGGCTACGACGGAAATCCTTCGGTCAAGCGCATCCAGGTGGACGGCAAGGACCGCGAGGTGACCTCGGTGTTCGACGCCGGCGGGGGTCTCTTCGGCGTGAACGTCGTCGACGCCGCGGGCATCGTTATCGGCTCGGCGTATACCCTGTGGGACACCGACGTAATCGAAGAGCGGGACGTGACGATCATTCAGTTCGGCGACCAGAAGACGGTCACCCTGTCGTCTGCGCTCCCCGCCGCGCCGGCGCAGTTCCAGCACTGGATGTTCGGCAAGATCAACAAGGTCAAGAAGCCTTTCCGGGTGAAATACATCAGTCGGACGCACGAATTCATCCGCACGATCCGCGCGCTCGAATACAACGCCTCGGTCTACAGCGGGCCGACTGGCGTCATCCCGACCCCGAACTACTCCGACTTGGACATCGCCCCGCAGCACGTGACCATCGAAAACGTGACGGAGGAGCTGATCCTTTCCGGCAGCATGGTGCGCACTCGCGTGTGGGTCCACTACTGGAGCGATCAGGAAACCTACCGTCGCTCGCGCGTGTTCGTGTCGAAGAACGGCTCGGGCTTCGAGGAGATCACCGGCAAGGAGTTTGACCGTGCATGCGTCGAAGCAGACGACGGCGACAACCTCCTGTTCCGGGTCGTGGCGATGGATGTTCTCGGCGTCTCAGCGCCCGAGTCGACGGCGCCGACGCGCGCACATACCGTGGTCGGCAAGACCGCTCCGCCCTCTGACGTGCAGAACTTCGTCGTGACCAAGCGCACGACCGACCTCCTGCTCACCTGGGACGCCATCCCCGACCTCGACGTTAAGGGCTACGAGATTCGTGTCGGTGCGAACTGGGGCTCGGGCGAAGTGCTCATCACGAACTTCCAGGGGACGATGCACGTTCACGACCAGACGCAGGCCGGGGAATACCGCTACCACATCCGCGCGATCGACACCGCCGAGAACTATTCCGCGGGCACCACGACGTTCGCCCTAACGCTCCACGCACCAAGCACGGTGCAGAACTTCACGGGCCTGCAGAGCGGCGGCCGTATCGAGCTCTTCTGGGATAAGAATCCCGAGACGGACATCGTCGGCTATGAGGTTCGCGAAGGAGCGTCCTGGTCGGGCTCGGTTCTGATTGCGACGGTCCAGGCGAATCGTCACACCATTCCGGCTGGCGCCAACAACACGCGACGCTTCTGGATCAAACCGATTGCGGCACCCGGCATCTACGGCAACACGGCCACGTTCTGTGATGTCGTGGTCGAGATGCCGCAGAACAGGAACATTCTCGTCGAGGTGGACGAGGGCGCCACCAGCTTCCCGCATATCAGTCACTTCTGCCACCATGCCGGCGCAGACATCGTCATGGACAGCGTGCTAGACCTGCAGCGCGCGGAGTATCTGTTCGATGTCGGCCTGGGCGAGACCATCCGGGCGCAGAACTCCATCTCGACCGGCTACGAGGCAGTAACCCCGAACATCACCTGGGAAGAGGCCACCTTTGCGTGGAACTCCCCGAGCGCGAACCGCCCGTGGAGCCCGGCCGGTGACCTAGCGGCGATCAACATGAGCCCGGAGATCTCGCTCGACACGGGCCTCTCGAGCGGCGAGACCGAGGGCTGGCGCCTGCACAACAATCTGACGAGCGTGACCGGAGTCGTCGCCGCCACCTCGACCAACGTCGTTTACGGCCCGGGCCGCTATGGGAACGGCGTGAACGCCGGTCTCAACACCGTGGTCGACTGGACGAAGACGATCAACGGGGCGTTCTACAAGACGCTCTGGATCAAGCCGCAGCCCGGCCGGCGTCACTTGGCATTGCCCGGGACGGCGTCGAACAACGCCAGCACGCCTGATACCGCCGCGGTCAGTATCACGGGAGACATCGACCTTCGCTGGCGTGGCTCGCTCGCCGACTGGACGCCGGCTACCGCGACTCGCCTCATCGACAAGCACACCGAGGCGGGCGACCAGCGTTCCTACATGCTGCGCGTCAAGACGACCGGCGAGCTCGAGCTGTGCTGGAGTGAGAACGGCACGGCGGAGCTCTCGGCGCAATCCACCGTGGCAACCGGCATCACCGACGGTTCGATCAAGTGGGTGCGCGCGACGCTGGACGTGGACAACGGCTCGACCCAGCGCGAGATCAAGTTCTACCTCTCGGACGATGGCATCACCTGGTCCCAGCTCGGCGCAACGGTCACGCAGGCCGGCGTCACCAGCATCTTCAACTCGACGAGCCCCCTTGCCATTGGTCATGCGGGCGCCGAAACGTCGGCGCACAAGTGCTACTACGCGGAAGTGCGCTCGAGCATCAACGGAGCGAAGGTCGCTGTTTTCGACCCCTACACCGACGCCACCGAGGGCAGTCTGATCCTCAAGAGCTCGGCGACCGGCGAGGTCTGGACCGTGAATCAATCGGGCGGATCACCGGCCGTCATCGTGTCGCACGAGGTCGGTTTCTGGAGCATGAGCGACGGCGGGGCGAACTACCTGCGCCTGGGCCACGACGGCACCAACTTCTACCTCGAGGACCAGGCGGCGAACCGGCTGCAGATCGCGAAGAGCATCAAAGCGGGGATGCCGTATTTCGTGGGCATCATCCAGACCGCGGGCCAGCGCAAGCTCTACCTCGCGGAGATGCCGCAGAACCTCACGAACACCGCCACGGTGCTCTCCGCGACGGGGGCGTTCACCCCGATCGCCTCGTGCAACTCGGTGCGTCTGTGGGCGGCTGGCAAGACGAAGTCCGAGTGTGTGATCTCCGACATCATCCTGGGGAACACGGATCTCACCACCGCCCAGTTCAAGGATCTATGCGAGAACGGTCACGCGCCGGGTTTCGGGCGGTTCCAGATCTTCATCTATGGCGACTACCATTACAAGAACGCGATCTACCGAGCGGTGATGATCTCCAACACCGCCGACCGCGTGAAGCTCAACGACTACCGCGTGCAGGTCGATGTCGAGGATGTGCGTGACAACGGCATCGCAACCATCACGAACGCCAGCACTGGGCTTGTCGTCACGTTTACCCGAAGCTTCCTCATCATCCCGACCATCAAGCTGACGCTGAAGGGCGGGACGGTAGTGGCTGTGCCGTATTACGAGAACGAAAGCCGAACCGGCTTCACCGTGAAGCTCAAGGACCCCGATGGAAACCTGGTGACGGGGATCGTTAGCTGGACGGCTGAAGGATACTAGTGCTATAATAAGTCACCGCTGACTGCGCCCACCCCATGCAAAATTTCCACATCATTGATGCCCCCGATCAGCTTTCGGATTCCCGATCCGAACTGAACGAGAACTTCGAGACGATCCTCTCGAATAACTCCGGGACGGCATTCCCGGTCACGAACCTCAAGGTCGGGATGAAGTGCTGGCGCACCGACCAGCAGAAGCTCTACATGCTGGTCTCGACCGGCCCGGACACCTGGGTTCAGATCCCGGTCACCGTGCCGGTTCCAGTCGCACAGGGCGGCACCGGGGCGGTCAACGCCGCCGATGCGCGCACCAACCTCGGCCTGGGCGGGCTCGCAGTCAAGAACAGCGTCGCCGCGTCCGAGATCGACGCCGGGGCCGTGACCACCCCCAAGATCAACGATGGCGCGCTGTCCGCCGACGCTGCCGGCCGCGCGAAGATGGCAGACGGTTACGTCACGGGCGCCAAGCTCGCGTCGGGCGCCGTTACCACTAACCTCGGCTTCACGCCGGTCAACAAGAACGGCGACACCCTCACGGGTTACCTCATTCTCCACGCCGACCCGGACGCCGCCATGAAAGCGGCAACCAAGCAATACGTCGACACGCGCGTCCAGAAGGCCGGCGACACGATGACGGGCCAGCTCACCATCGACAAGAACGACGCGCATCTCCGTTTCGTCGAGGCAGATGCCGACTCGGGCAGCAAGCGGAACTGGCTGGAGGAAGTGAACAACGACTCGTGGCGCATCAAGCGTGCGAACTCGGCAGGCGCAGGGTCCGCAGACTAC